CTGTGGGACGCGGCGACTGTGGAAGCGCGGGCTCGATGTTGGCCCGAAGTATCAAGCGCTGTGGGCCGCGCCGACGTTCTCGCTGACGGCTGTAGCGTGGGACGAGTGGCACGCGCTGTTCCCGGCCTCGATTTTCACCGCCAACAAGTCGGACCACTCGATCCGGCTGATCAACGGCGCGCGGATCTTCTTCCGCTCGACGGACAATCCCGACTCGCTGCTGGGCCGCGGCTATGACGATGTCGTCGTGGATGAAGCGTCCCGCGTGTCGCACGACGCCATTAAGCGCGCGATCCTGCCCACGCTGGCGGATCGCAACGGCCGGATCTTGGCTATTACCTCTCCGGCCGGCCGTAGAAACTGGGTCTTCGAGTGGTACCAGCGTGGGCTCGACACCCAGCAGGCCGAGTGGGCGTCGGTGCATGCTCCGTCCACGGAGAATCCGAATCCATCGATCGCCGCCTGGTGCCGGGAGATGGCCCCGGTTGAGCTCGGCGGCGGCGGCGGGATGCCTGTTGACATCTACCGGCAAGAGATCCTGGCCGAGTTCCTCGAGGACGCGGCGGCGGTGTTCCGCAACGTCCGCGGGTGCGTGGCCGGCGAGCGCATGGACTGGCCCGATGGCCGCCCGTCGGTGATCGGTCTGGACGTGGCGAAGCACCAGGACTACACGGTCCTGACGGGCATGCGCGATGACGGCCCGAAGCGGCGCGTGGTGAGCTGGGATCGCTTCCACCGGATCTCCTGGCCGATGCAGATCGAGCGCGTAAAGGCCGCGTGGGAGGCTGCGGGACACCCGATCATCGAGCTGGACGCAACCGGCGTTGGCGACAAGGTCTTCGACGACCTGTGCGAAGCCGGGCTCGAAGTTCACCCGTACAAGTTCACCCTCGAAACCAAGCAGCGGCTGATCCAGTCGCTCGCGCTGGATATCGAAGCCGGGACCGTGTCGTACCCCGACATCCCCGAGCTGATCGGCGAGATGGAAGCCTACGCCTACGAGATCACCTCGACAGGCGCCTTCCGCTACAACGCGCCCGAGGGGATGCACGACGACTGCGTGGTCTCGCTCGCGTTGGCGAATTGGGCGCTCAAGCGTGTGGCGTCCTCGGAGTATCGGTGGATCTGATGCAGGCCATCGCAGAATCGTTTGCGGAGCTGAAAGAAACGCTCCCGCCCAGGACGCAGCACGGGATCGCCGGGTCTGGCGTGGAACGTGACGGCTCGGGGATATGGGTGCCTGGGGATCCGTGGGCGGGCGCCGGTAGCGACAAGATGCAGCGGCCGATGGCCCAGCACTCAACCGTGTTCAATGCGGTCACGCAGATCGCCCGCAACTTCTCCAGCGTCAAGCTGGAATTTTTCATCGGCGACTCGGATAAGGCACTGCCGCCCACCGATCCCGTCGTGCAACTGTTCGCCATGCCGGAGAAGCGTGCTGGGTATCGACAGCGGCAGTTCCTCGCCAAGTACGCGCAGGACATGGAGCTGACAGGCGACTGGTTCATCGTATTCGACGACTTCGCGCGCCCAGGAAAGGGGAAATCACACCTGCCCAGCATGCTCAAGCGTATCCCGCGCTCGAAGATGCGGCCCGACATCGATCAGAGCACGGGTGATTTTGTCGGGTGGATCTACGGCGCGGGCAAGAAGATCCCGCCCGAGATGGTGATGCACTCGATGTACGTCGGCCCCTACGACGACCTGATGGGGCTGGCACCTCTCACGGCGGCGATGATGGAGGCCGACTCGGACTTCCAGGCCGCGCTCTGGAATCGGTACGTGTTCGAGAACGGCTCGCCGGGCTACGTGTTCACCCGCGACAAGGACAGCTTCTCCAGTGCCGGGAAGGATCGAGTATTCGAGGACGAATTCTCCTCACGCAATCAGGGCGCGCGCCGGGTGAGCAAGACGGCTGTGCTGCCCCCTGGGATGGACCTCAAGGAGCTTGGCGCCAAGCAGCGCGATATGTGCTTCCCCGATCTGCGCCAGATGTCCAACTCGAAGATCCTCGCGGTGTTCGGAGTGCCGCCTCCGGTGGCTGGTGAGTTCTCCGACGCCACCCTCGCGAACATCGTCCACGCGCTGCGGTTCTTCTGGTACCACAAGCTGTTCCCGATGATGGACGAGTTCGAGTCGGTGATTCAGTCGGACTTCCTCGACCGATTCAACACGGGCCTGCGTTGCGCGTTCAAGCGTGAGGCCGTGCAGGGCCTGATCGACGATTACGCCAGCAAGCTCGAGTCCGCGACGAAGCTCTGGGGGATGGGCATCCCGTTCGAGGCCATCAACGACCGGCTCGATCTCGGCTTCGACACGAGCCTGATCGACGGCGCCGACGTGGGGTTCCTACCCTTCTCCGTCCGCACGATGGACGATTCTCTCGCGCCGCCTGAGCCCGCACCTACGACTGCGCTCCCGCCCGGGACCACCACTCCGCCAAGCGAGAAGCCCGCAGAGCGGGGGCGCGTCGAGGTCACGCACGACACGGGTGCGCGCAAGCGCAGGTGGCAGGCGTACATGAAGCTCACCGACCGGGCCGAGGGCCACATGCTGTCCGCGTGGCGCGGGTTCGTGACATGGATGGGCGATCAGGCCATCAAGGATCTGCATTCATCCCAGCAGGCGATCTTCCTCGGGCTGATCACGCATGAGATCTCGACGATCCTCCCCGACGACGAAGAGGTGACGGGCCAGGCGCTCAAGCGCACCCGCGGGCCACAGGCCGGCGCGTACAAGGCAGGCCGCACGGCCGCAGAGGCGGATCTCGGCGCGGATCTCGACTTCGCGCTTCTGGATCGCAAGGTGCTCAAGGCGAACCAGGAGCGGACGATCCACATCAAGTCCGCGGCCCTGGGCGAGCGTGACGCCATCCGCGAGAAGGTCGATGCCGGGATTCAGCAGGGCGCGACCATCGACGACATCGAGACTGCGATCCGCCAGCACATGAACCAGTCGCGCGAGGGTATGGCGCGCACCGTGGCACGCACCGAGACGATGTCGGCGTTCTCCCGCGCCCGCATGGACGCCTTCGGCGAGGCGGGCATCACGAAGCAGGAGTGGATGTCCGCGCACGATGAGGACGTGAGGCCGAGCCACCAGATCGACGGCGAGGAGGCGTTCATGGGGAGCGCGTTCAGCAATGGCCTCTTTTTCCCGCTGGACCCGAACGGCCCGGCCGAGGAAACGATCAACTGCCGCTGCGTAGCGCTTCCGGTGGTCGCGTGATCTTCCAACTCACCAAGCTCGACAACGGCTCCTATATCCACCCAGACGACCCAGGCGAGCCCGGGTACAACGGCCCGACGCCGCGCGTGAGCGTGACGGATGAGGAGAAGGGCATCATCGCCGATCAGTGTGCTGGTGTCGCGGTGGTTGAGTTCGGGACTGGCCTCGGTGTGAGCACTTGCGCCCTGTTCGTGCTGTCGCCCCTTGTCTACACCATCGATCCCGATCCGTGGGTGTGGGAGAACGTCTGGCCCGGCCTGCCGGAGACGATTCAACGCGCGCCGTCATCCGTTGGCCTGCCTACCGGCACGTTCGGCGCCGCCTTCATCGACGGCCTGCACACACGCCCCTCGGTGGACCATGACATCGCCGAAGCCATGCGCCTCGTGGAGTCTGGCGGGCTGATCATCCTGCACGACTGGACTCACAACGACGTGAAGTCCGCCGTCGCCGATGCCGGGCTGACGGTGTTCGCGGAGCACACGACGACGCACGGGATCGGCGTGGCGAGGCGGCCGTGAAGAAATACTCCGAGGTCGCGGCGGTGATTGTCCTGCTGGCGCTGTACGTGGCGCTCTTTTCGATGGTGAGGTGGTCATGAAGATCGAGATCCCGAAAGGAACCGTCCGCTGCACCGCCCCGGCCACGATGTCCGTGCAGGACCGCAGCAAGATGCAGGTCGGCGCGGTCATCAGCACGGAGGAGCTGAACCGCAACGGTCACCGGGTCATGCAAGACGGCTGGGATTTCGGCGATTACCTCAAGAATCCGATTGTGCTCTTCGGCCATGACGACTCGCGGCCCGCGGTCGGCAAGAACGTCGGCCTGACCATCGACGGCGGGCTGCTGAAAGCCGTCACCGAGTTTGCGCCCACCGAGTTCGGCAAGGAGCTGTTCGAGCTGTACGCGGGCGGGTACATGCGCGCGTGGAGCGTCGGGTTTCAGCCCACCGTCACCGAGTACCAGAAAGACGGCCAGGGCAACATCACCGAGATCGTCTTCCGCAAGCAGAAGCTCATCGAATACTCGGCCGTGCCCATCCCGGCCAACGCGGACGCCGTGAGCATGGCGCTGCGCGACAAGGTGATCAGCGATTCGACGTTCCGACTGTTGAATTACACCTACGAGGAAACGCCGGAAGCCTGCCCGCCGGAAGTGGACGGCTCGCTCGCTCCCCTCGTCAACCCGTTGGTGAAACTGGGGCTCATGCTTGGAGAGGGCCTCATCAGGAAACCCACGGAGTAGCAGATGGAGAGCAACATCCAGTTGGTGACCGACCAGCTCCACGGCCTTGAGGGGCAGATCGCCAAGTTCCTCGCGGCCAGCGACAAGTCCGACCGCAAGATGTCGGAGATGAAGACCGAGCTGGAGACGATGAAGATCGACTTCGATCGCCTCCACACGAGCATCGAAGAGACAGACACCTGGTGCACGGAGATCGAGCAGAAGGCGTCCCGCCGGGCGGTGCTCGGCATCGACGGCCGCAACAACCTGCTCGAATCGATCCAGCCGCACGACCGCAAGCACGTCACCTTGGCCGAGCAGTTCGGCTACAAGGATCCCATCAAGCACACGGCGATGGCCCTGTGGCTGCACAAGACGATCCTCCAGAACGCGCAGGACATTCCCCAGCGGAATCGGCTCCAGATGCTCAACGAGGCGCGGTTGCTCGAGCGCGGCTTCGGCGAGGAGTTGGTGAGCCATGCCGCGCAGGGCGAGACAACGACCGCAACGGGTGTCGAGTTGATCTTGACTCCTGTCGAGGCCGAAGTGCTCCGGCAGATCAAGGACAACTCCTACATCCGCCAGGTCGCACGTATGATGCCGATGGTCTCCAAGACGCACCAGATCCCGTCGCTCGACACGGACGTGATCGCGTATTTCGCGGCCGAGGCCGGGACGATCACCGACTCTATGTCGGCGACCAACTGGAGTCAGAAGGCGCTGACGGCCAAGAAGCTTTCGGGGCTGGCGACGCTGTCCAACGAGCTGCTCCAGGACAACATTATAGGCCTGCCGGAGTTCCTGTTCGGCGCCATCGCCGAGCAGATCGGGCGCCTGGAGGATACTGAGGCCCTCGAGGGCACCGGGACCAACTGGACGGGCGTGAACGCGGCGACGGGCGTCATCACCATCGCGGCGACCACCGACGGAAGCGCGATCACCTACGGCAACATCATCGCGGCGATCTTCGGCTGCGCTGATGTGGACGCTCGGCAGAACGCGGCCTTCTTCATGGCGCCGGCGGAGGCCACGAAGGTCTACGGCCTCACCGACACCAACGGGATGCCGATCTTCCAGCTTCCCAATGCGATGCAAGTGACCCAGCTTCCCGCCGGTGCGCGCGGGCTCCTGATGGGGTATCCCGCGTATATCCACAGCGGCATCAAGATCGACCGGACCAAGGGCAGCGGAACGGCGCTGACCAACGTCTACTTCGGCAACTGGAAGAAGCTGATCATCGGCGATCTGCTTGGTTTGAGCTTCTTCACCGACCCATACTCTCTGTCTGCCTCGGACTCGGTGAAGATCCGCGTCACGAAGCGGACGGGGTGTGTGGTCGGCGTGCCCAAGAGCTTTATTGTTATCAAAGACAGAACAACGTAGTTGTTTTCCACGACTTAGGCGACGATGAAAACTTGCTCACGGTGTAGGCAAGAAAAGACTCTCGATTCGTTCAATCGGAGTAGCCCGCGACGTGACGGTTTGCATCCGTGGTGTAAGTCGTGCAGAAGAACGGAGGCGGCGGCCAGGTATGCGGCAAATCGAGACCGCATCCTGGCCGTCTGCCGAGCATGGCGAGAGGCGAATCCAGAGAAATGCAAGGAGCGGAACGCCAAATACCGACGCGGCCCGCATGCAGATGAGCAGCGCGCACGCGTCAGGATCGCCTCCGCGCGATGGCGCGAAAGCGATGCCGGCAAGATCGCCTTGAAGCGGTATGCCGAAAAAGACAAGGCAGGTGGGTTCGCACGTAAGGCCAAGTGGCGGCGCGAACATCCTGACAGGTGTCTTGTATATGTGAAGCGTTGGCAGGCGAAGCACCCAGAACGAGTGACCGAGATTTCCGCCAAAAAGCGTGCTGTTCGTCGCTCCGCAACTATCGGCGATCGCAAGGCCTTATCGCTGTTCTACAAGAAAGCACGCACCGTCGAGGAGATTCCGTGTTACTGGTGCCGGGATATGACGGCTCCAGGCTGGCGCCACGTCGATCACATCATCCCGCTGAGTCGTGGTGGTGCTCATTCAATCGAGAATCTTGCGGTGTCGTGCGCGCCCTGCAACAGACAGAAGCATTGCAAACTGCCCAACGAGTTCATGAAAACCAGGGGGATAGCATCATGAAACTCCTCAACTTCGGCAAGCCGAAACGAGGCAAGCGCGGGGTGCTGATGGCGTACCCGTCGCTGAACGGTTACTCGCGCACCGAGCAGATCCTCGAAGCTCAACGCGCCGGGTTCGACATGACTCTACCCGGCTTCCCCTGGCTCATTGAGCCCTACGGCCTGCTTCACGTCTCGCCGGTGTCCGAGGCACGCAACCAGTGTGTGGATCGGTTCTACAACCACACGGCCCACGAGTTTCTGTACTTCGTCGATCACGACATGATCCCGCCCGACAACTGGCACGACCTGCTGGGCCACGGCGACATCGTGAGCGGGATCACGTTCATGTGGGACGCGCGCCGCGAGCCGGAGAAGCGTCTGCTGTTCAACCAATTCAAGCTCAACGAAGATGGAGTCTCGGAATCCGTCGCTCCGCGCTACTACGACAAGCCCTATGAGGTGGACATCGTCGGGACCGCCTGCATGGTCATCAGTAGGCGCGTGTTCGACAAGCTCGGCCCGCGCCCGTTCACCGACATCAAGGCGTCGGACGGCCACCGGCTGATCGGCGAAGACATGGACTTCTGCCGGAAGGCCCGCGCGGCCGGATTCAAGGTCATCATCCGGCCCAACGTAATCTTCAACCACTACAAGGAAGTCGGGCTGCGCGAGGTCCACGAGACGCTCGCCGCATTGACGAAGGTTGCGAGCCAGGCGGGGTACGAAGCCGGGTTCAAGGAAGGCGCCGCCCGGGCGATGCAGCACGTCAAGGAGCACGGCCTCCCGCAAGAGGAGCAGCCCGGGCTCGCGGGCGCCGTCGCGCAGGCGGCCGGGGGTGCGGCATGAGCGCAGATCGCAATTGCCCGTTCTGCGCGCATTCGCTGGAGAAATACGCATCAGACGGGCTCACATGCGGAGAACCTGGTTGTTCCTGCAAACACGCCGCGCGCCTGAACCGTCCCTGCTGCGATACCCCGAGGGTATCAGCATGACCCTCCTCCTCGCCGCCATCATCTCGCTCGCCTTCCTCGCCGTCGCCATGCTGGACGTGACGATGCGGCTATCTCCAGACGGGAAGTTCTACGTCGCGGCCGGGGGATCGGCGGCGGTTCCGACCCCCTACCGGCTCCGCTGGCTCCCTCCGGCCGTCTGTCGTCAGTCGTCGCTGAGGTGGCAACTCCTGACGTCGGCCTCGCTGGTCGCCTGGGGCCCGCTCATGAGCTGGTATCTCGCCGGGCTGGGCTTCGCGCCCTGGCAGCAGCTCGCCGGGGTCGTGCTCTTGTGCGGCCTGCCGGCGATGTTCCGGCTTGCGGTGGAGCTTCCCATCCTCGTGGACCCGCCCGCGTTCGCGCTTGCTCTTGGGGCAGCCGGGGCATGGACGCACGGCCACCACTGGGCGGCGCTGGGGCTGTCTCTGGCGGCGGGGGCTTGCAAGGAGACGGCCCCGGTGTTCGCTGCGATCTGGGCATGGCATCCAGCGTTGCTCATCGGCTTGGCTGGGGCCGCATGGCTCAAGCAGGCCGGGCCGGTGCCCGATTGGGCGCGGGCGTGGCTGGCGCAGCCCTTCAGGGCCGCGTGGCAGGCGCACCGCGGGGCCTGGCTCGACTGGCGGGCGATGTTGCTGCCCTGGGGCACGCTGTGCATCCTGGCGCCCCTCGCGGCGGGGATAAACCGGGCGACCCTGATCGCGTCGGTCGCCGTGGCAGTCGGTTACGGCTCACTCATGATGGCTCAGGACCGAGCGCGTTTGTTCGGCTGGGCGGCGCCCGCGGTTATCGCCATGGCCGTGACGGTCCCCTTCGGGTGGTGGACGGTCCCCGCCCTGATGTTGCACGTCTTCAACCCGTACAGAGGAGTGTGAGATGGCCGCAGAGCCGACCGAACGAGTTCACGCGCTGGTTGATTCCGGGTACTGGGTGATCGACGCGGTCATCGACATCGACGCCCAGGTCGCCCGGCAACTCGTCGTGGAGTCCGTCGTGGAGATCGTTGACCCGGAAGATCCTGGCTTCGAGGAGCCGATCTACCTGGATGGGCCTGCGGGCCTGTGGACATCATGGTAACCATCAGAATCGTTCGCTCGCGCGGCAACTACGTCGAGGGCGCGGAGTTCCCGGTGGACGCGCAGATCGCCGCGCAACTCATCACCGAGGGTACGGCGCGCATCGTCGAAATCTTTCCAGCGGCCGAGCTGGTGACGGAGAAACCGGCGTCCGTGCCGGTTCCGAAAGTCGAGCCGGAGCCGGACCCGCCGGTAGTGGAGAAGAAGCCGGAGATCTGGCCGGAGTCGATGTTGACGGGGAAGTCGAAGGACAAGCGCAAGAAGTAGCTCGTGGGCCGCCCCGCTCTGGCCGGGGCGCGCTGATGTTCGGAGAGCATCAGTCAGGGCGGCCCGCCCAAACATTCTCCAGGCGCGGCTCCGCGCGTACAGGAAGCGCGGAGAATGTTCGAGCGACTGTGCCAGAAGAACACGGCCATCAGGATCACTGTCCAGGTGCTGTCTGCCGCGGACGGGATCACGCGCATCTCCGGCGCGGCCTCGGCCATCTCGGCGCTGATCAACGCTGCCAGCCCCGCGGGACTTCTGCGTCGAGGCGGCGCGCAAGCGTCAGAGAGCGTCACCGTCACCGAACAGGGGAGCACCGGGTTCTACGATCTGATCCTCACGCCCACGGTCGGCAGCGGGGTAGGTGAGCCGTACCTGCTGGTCTTCCGCGAGCCATCGGGCATCGGGGCGATGGAACGGGTCGAGCAGTATTCGATCCAGGTCTTCGACTCCATCACAGTCACGCCGGCGACGGGCTCTTACTTCACCGGCCTGTCGGCGCTCAAGGAGTTTGGCGGCTGGACCGGCACCGGGCAGGATGCCCTGTTCGCCAACCTGATCGCCCGCTGCACGCGGGAGATCCAGACCTATCTCAACCGCGAGGGAGTCGCCGCCTCCTACGTCGAGCGCAAGGACGGCCTCGGCTCGCCCTTCATCGGCGTGATCGAATGGCCCATCACGGCGGTCACGTCGATCCACGAGTCGATCGATCAGGTGTTCACCTCCGCAACCTTGATCCCCGCAGCGGATTACGTCTTCGACCTGACGATGCCGCGCATCCGGCACAAGTGGCGCGGCTGGTTCGACTGGATTCAGTCGCTGCGCGTGGAGTACGTCGGCGGCTGGGTGACCATCCCGACCGACGTTGAACAAACCTGCATCGAGTTGGCCGCCATGAAGTTCGAGGCGCGCAACTCGTTGATCGTCGGCTCCACCCAGCTCGGCGACGGCTCCAAGACGATCCAGCGCGAGCCCTCCCTCACGAAGATGCAGCGGCAGCGCCTCGAACCGTACCGCAACGAGGTGGCCGCGTGAGCGACATCCAGGGCGCCGACGCTCTGCTGGGGAAACTCGCCAGCGCGAAGCTCGGCTTCAAGACGCTCGACAAGGTCTTGCTGCGCGCGGGCCTCGTCGTCGCCGGCCAGGCGCAGCGCAACGTCAGCGGCCCGCGTCCAACGCATCTCGGCGTCGTCACGAACCGCCTGCGCTCCAGCATCCAGGCCGTCAATCAGGGCGTCGGCCGGGTGAAGGTCGGAACCAACGTCATCTACGCCGCGATCCACGAAGAGGGCGGGATGATCTTCGCCAAGCGCCCCCTGCCCGGCAGCAAGACCGGCCGCAAGTGGCTCCGGTTCAAGGTCGGCGAGCGCTGGGTCACCACCGACCGCGTCCGCATCCCACGCCGCCCCTACTTCCATCCGGCATTCGTCAAGACGCGCCCGAAGGTGATCCAGATCGTCCGCTCGATCTACGCCGGGCCGCTGCACCTGGGAGGTGAGCGTGCCTGACCTTCTCGCCAAGCAGATCGCCGACGCCGTCATCGCACGGGTGGCGACCATCAGCGGCATTGGGAACACCGGGATTGAGCCGCGCGAGCCGCAGCAGGTGGACACCTTCCCGGCCGTGTTCGTCATGGGTGATCAGGAAAACAAGACGCCCGTCACGATGAGCGGCACTGGGGGCAGCAAGGAGTCCGTCCTCGACTTGGTCCTCTCCTTCTACGTCAAGGACGTGGCCCCCATGACGGCCCTGTACGCCCTCAGCAAGTCTATTCAGGACGTGATCCAGGCGGCGCCCTATGGCCTGGGCGTGACGGGTGTCTACCGGCCCTTCGTCACCGAGATCCAGAGATACCGGGCGACGCCTCCGCTCTCGGAGCAGATCGGCATCGGCTACATGACCGTGCAGGTGAAGTACCACGAGCAATACGGAACCTCATGAGGTGAGTCAATGGCGACACGGACGATCAAGTACATCGGGCCGCTGTACCAAGTGGAGTTGATCACCGGCAAGTCGTTTATCCGTGACGCCGAAGTGGAGATCGACGACACGGTGGAGATTCTGAGCGCAAGCCTGATCGACGGCGCAGCGGGGCCGCCTGAAGTGTTCCCGCGTGATGACGGATTCGAGGAAATTCTTCCATAGGAGAAGTGACCCATGCCTCTCGGACTAGGAACGGAAACAATCGTCGGAATCGGTCACGAGGCGACGTGGGGTACTCCTGTCCCTCGGACCAAGTTCATCGATCACCTCTCAGTCTCGGGCGGCATCGTCAACCCGCTGATCGAGGGCGAGACGTTCCGCGGGCGCAGCAAGACCAACATGTTCCGCGGCGCGAAGAAGGCGGAGCTCGAGATCTCCAGCGAGCTGCGCTACGAGGGATGGGAGGACTTCTTCTATCACCTCTTCCTCGGCAAAGTCAGCACCGTGACGGTCAACGCGATCAAGCAGCACGATTTCACCTTTGACGACACGGCCGCGGTCCCGGCTGGGATGACCGTCGAGGTGAAGTATGGCGCGGCGGCAACCCTGGTATACGAGGGCTGCAAGGTCAACGGGGCATCCTTCAGCTTCGAGATCGACAAGCTGCTCAAGTGCGCCTTCAAACTCGTCGGCGAGGATGGCGTATCCGGTGCGGCCACGACCCCGACCTTCCCGTCCGCTCCGATCATCCTCTGGAACCAGATCATCCTGACGCAGACCAGCGTCGCCAAGGAGATCGTCTCTGCGACCGTGGACTTCGACAACGGTTTCAATACCGACCGGCGCGTCATGGGAAGCGCCACGGTCAAGGAACACACCGCCGGCCGGCGTTCGGTGAGCGGGAAGATCACTGCCTACTTCGAGAACCTGTCGGACTGGCACGCGCTGCTCACTGCCGACACGGAATTCGCGCTCGCTTTCACCGGTACCGGCTCGGCGATCCCGGGATCGTCACCGTCGGACCTGTACGACTTCATCCTTACGCTCCCGTTCGTGAAGCTCTCCACCGACAACCCGAACATCAGTGACCCCGGGCCCATCATGCAGGAGATGGATTTTGTCTGCCGGAAGGGCACGGGCGCGGAGATCGCAACGCTCAGACTGACCAACGCTCGCACGACGGTTCCTTAACGCTTCCCGCGCTGGTGGCCTTGGGGTTTCCCCCTGGTGCCTCCAGGTTGCCGGCGCGGGAACCAATACCAGGGGGAAGAGATGGACAGCGCAACGAAGAAGGAAATCGGCAAGGCAACACTCGCCGCGCTCCGGGCGCGACCGCGGCAGAAGAAGGTCACGGCTCCGTCAGGGCTGGAGTACGTGATCCGGCGCCTGGAGACGGCCGAGATCCTGTCGCTCCAGCAGGGCATCCCTGACATCGCCGGGCAGCCGATCACCGACGAAGAGGCTGCATCGGTGGCGCGTCGGATGGTGGGCATGTCGCCGGTGGACGGCTTCAGGCGGGCGCAGCGATTCGTCGCGGCGGCGCTGGTGGCCCCGGAAGTCGGGGAAGGTGAGGACCAGATCCAGATCGAGGAAGTGCCCATCGAGGATCTGACGGCGCTGATCAACGAGGTCAACGAGCTCTCCGGCATCGGGCGAAAGGCTGCGATGGCGCTTCGCCCTACGTCCGGAGCCGACGGCTCCTTGTTGCACTAGACGCGCTCGCACAGAGGTACAGCACGACTCCGAGCGCGCTGCTGAAAATGGACGTGTGGGATCTGTCGCTCGACGCGGCGGCGGCCGTCATCGGAGCCGACGAGGAACGAAAAGAGATGGACCGGCAGAGGCGGAAGAATGGTTGACGACAAGCTGAGGATCTTCATCGAGGCGACCGACAAAGCATCGGCGGCGCTGTCGTCCGTCTCGGCGAAGGTTGTCGGCCTCGTCGCGGCTTACGCCAGCTTCCAGACCGTCAAGCGCGTGATGGACCTCGCCATCGATCAGATCCACCAGGGCATCGAGGCGGCCTCCGCTCAGGAGCAGGCAGATATCCGTCTGGCGAATGCGGTCTCTACCCTCGGCGGCAACACGTCCGCCATGACCGCGCACCTCAAGGCGCAGGCCGCGGCGCTTCAACTCTCCACCGTCTACACCGACGAGCAGGTCCAGGCGGCGCAGGCGCTGCTTGCCTCGCTCGGGCGACTGTCCGGCGATGGCCTTGACCGGGCGACCAAGGCGGCCGTCGCGCTGGCTCAGGGGCTCGGCGTTGACCTGGAGAGCGCGGCGACGCTGCTGTCGAAGGCCGCTCAGGGCAATACGCAGCAGCTCGCCCGCTACGGCATCGTCCTTGACGAGTCGCTGTCGAAGTCGCAGAAGTTCGAGGCGGTTCTTGCGTTCGTCGAGGGCCGCTTCGGCACTCTCGCCGAGGCGATGGGGACCAGCTTCCAAGGTCGGCTGATCCAGGCCGAGCACGCCTTCGGCGAGCTTCAGGAGACGCTCGGGAATCTCATCATCAAGAATGACACCGTCGTCGAAGCTCTGAAGCAAATCTCCATCGCGCTGGCCGACCTGAATGCATCCTTTGCCACCCAGGACCTGAGTGAGCAAGTCTCGCGGGTCACGATCCTTCTCCTGGGATTCGCGGAGAAATGCCTGATCGCCGCAACTGCTGCGTCGGCGCTGTTCGATGTCCTGATTCACGAAGGGAACGCCCTCGCCAAGATCGCCGGCTTCTCCACGCTCCAAGAGCGCGTCGATGGCCTAAAGGAACTCTTCCTCTCCGGCTTCGAGATCAGCCCCGTCACCAAGGATCTGCGCGAGCTGATGAACGCTGCGCACGACGTGACAACCAACGTCGAGATCGCGCATGCCAGCCTCGCCGCGCTCAAGCAGGAATTGCTCGACATCCAGAAGGGCGGGGTCGCGCCCTCTGAGCTGGTGCGCTTCCTGGAGCTTATCGAGCTGATCAACAAGACGAAGATCGCGCCGAAGGTCAGCCTGCCCATGAAGGATCTCGGCGACCAAGTGAAGATCATCGGCCTCGGGATCTCCGTTACCACGGACAAGGTCGATGCGCTGCGCCTGGCACTGGCGAGGATCGAGGAGGTCGATGTCGTTGATCCTTTCCGGCCCATCGCTGAGGGCGCCGAGGCCACGGCCACTCTGTTGAATGAGTACGAAGCTGCGCTCCAGGGAATTGATGACGTCGTTCTCGCCCTGCGCGATCACTGGAATGCGGTAGGCGAAGCGCAATTCGAGGCCACCTCCGGCAAGCACTCGAAGGCGGTCGAAGAACTGAATGAAAAGCTCGAATTGCAGGGCAACATCATGCAGGCGCTGATCGATACGGCGGCCGAGTTCGGGAGTCAATTCGTGCAGCTCGCGGCAGCGGGCGAGTTGAGTTTCAAGACCCTTGCAAGTCTCATCAAGGATCTGATCGTCTCGCTGATCGCCTACATCGTGAAGCTGTTGATCGCCTACGCGCTTCAGAAGGCGCTTTCTGGCACGCCGTTTGGCGTTGCGGTCGGATTCGGTTACGGACTTGCCGCAGGGGCGTCAGGTGGCGGTGGCGGCGGCGGATTCGGTCCATCGCTCTCCGGCCCACCAACCACCGGGGGTCTCCAGACTCTCAACGCATCTTCCGTCCCCAATATACAGGGACTCAGTGGAATCGGCAGCCCTGCACCCAGCCTGGCGCTTCAGCAGAGCTTCCTCGGCGTGTCCGATGCCTTCGTCCGCGATCTCAACGAGGCACAGTCCCGCGTGGCGCGCAGCTACGGCGTGTCCATCGTTCCACTCGGGAGCCTCGTGTAATGGCACTGCCGCGCATCATCTTCAACAGCATCAACCTCGACTTCCCCGAGCAGCTCTCGGACTTCAAGCGTCCGCGCGTGCGTCGCGCAGGCGTGAACACCTCCGACGGCGGCGTGTCAGAGACGGTGCGCTCCGGCATCTGGGACGAGCTGGAGATCGCCGTCGAGATGTTCGCCACCGCGTCCTTCTTCGATGCATGGGAGGCGGCGTGGGCGTGGATCTCACGCGGGAAACAGTTCTCCTACGCCGACGACAACGCGAAGACGGTCAATCTCTCCATCAGCAACAACGAGAGCGTCGGCGCGACGGTGATCGAGTTGCCGAATACAACCGGCATCGTCACCGGGCAGAAGTATTACCTGACCTCCGCGGACTTCCTCAATCGAGAAACCGTCACCGTCCAGAGCATCAGCGCGGGGGTATCGGTCACGCTCACGGCCGGGATCAAGTTCGCCTACTCCGCCGGTGACGGCTTCCGCGACCGCTTCTTCTGGCCCAAGCTCGTCACGACGGATGACGCCTCGCCGATGATGGAAAACCCCGGGCTGACGTACTCGCTGCTCCTGCACGCGCGCGAGGACCGCGCATGACCTACAACCCAAACGCGACGTGGACGGCATCCACAGCCGACAAGTCCAAGCATCCCGTTGACATCGTGCGCATTGACGATCTGACGAGCCTCCAGTATTCAAGCGGACCCGTGAAGTCACCATCGCGCACCACGCATCAATATCTAAGTCAATTCTCCGGACTCTCTCAGGAGGCCGATCCGTTCACCGGCAGGATCACAATCGGCCGCATCAAGTTCGTCCTGGCCGACGCAGGCGGCGCGATCACCACTCTTGTCTCCACCGAAAAGGTATCGCCAACGCTGCCGACTCTACTCAATCGTGGCGTGACGATCCTGTCGGGATACGTACAGGATGCGGAGAGCACCTACGCGCCGGTGTTCCGAGGTTTCATCACCGAGATCCAGCTCACCAGAGACGGAGCCGCCTACGAGTTCGCGTGCGGGGATCCCAAGCGTCCAGTGGTGGAGGACATCTTCAGAAACGCCCAAGCCGGGTCTTCGCGTGTGGACACGACGCTCAACAACTCAGTCAACGCCGGACAGCATAGGGTCCCCACCTCCAGCGAGTTCAACATCATGCCTGGTGACTACCTGATCCTGCGGAGGCAATCTGACGGCCAGGAGGAGAAGATCCAGGTCAGGAAGATCGAATCCGGCGCGGTCATTTCTCAGGACCGGCTTCAGTATTCCTACGTGAGCGGAGATCGGTGTCGGTGGGCCTCCACGCGCATCGTGGGCAACCCGATCAATATCTTCTTCTCCGTGATGACAGGCAACTTCGCGCATGCCTCGTTTCCTCTCACCCTCGCCGACGGGCTGCCCACGGGGCTCGGCGTCGCAGAAGCGGACATGGATATCACCCAGCTCTACACCGAGCGCGACGAGTGGCAAAAGACGCTGCCGTTTTCCAGCAGCGGCATAATGATGAGCTTCGAGATTCTGAGCCCGATTCGAGCAAAGGATTGGATGGAGAAGCAGCTATTTCTCCTGTTTGGATATCCAATCATCACCCCGGACGGGAAGATCGGCTTCCACTCCTACCGGCCTCGGACGCCCACTGAATCAGTCCTCGCGCTGAATGAGACCAACATCGTCGCGTGGCAATGGGAGCGCCGGTACGACAAGGCCGTCAATCGGATTGTGCTGCGCACGGACTATGACGTAGAGGCCAATTTTTACCGCTTCGAGTCTGTGTACGAGGACACGGCCAACCAAGCGACGGTCGGAGTGAAAGAACTGATCGTCGAGCATCAGGGCCTGCAACTGCGGGATGCGGTTCCATACAAGGTCGTCACGGATAGCCAGGTACTCTTCGCCAGCGGCTTCATGAAGATGATGGCAAAACGCTATCTACTCCGCTTCATGCATGGAGCTCCGGAGCTGGATCTGACGTGTCACCTCTCCACTAGGATCGCCCAGCTCGGGGAGGCCGCGGACCTGACGCACACGAAGATCCCGGACGTGCGCACTGGAATACGCGGCGTAGGCGTCACCTCGCCGTCGGCTGGCTACGAAGTGATCAAGATCGATCACAAGTCCGATCGCGTCATGCTCCGCATCCAGGACAACGCCTTCGTGCGCCCCGGATTCATCGCACCGGCCGGGCAGGCTGATTTCGGATCAGCCACGACGCAGGAAAAGAAGTACGCCTACATCAGCCCAGCAGGCGGGGGCAATTTCTCCGACGGCACACCTCCCTATAGGATCATCTGATGACGCAGACTCCGATCACGGCGGCGCAGACGGATGTAGGTAGCCCGCTCGATCAGACCCTCGCGGACTCGCTCCGCACCAACAACGACGACCTGCTGACGCGCGTCGCGGCGCTGGAAGATCCGGCGACGTTCTACTTCAACCACTTCGAGAAGAATCACCAGTACGCCTCTGGAGTGATCCTCGACTCCGCGGGCGCCGCCAGCTTAAAGAACTACGACAAGGATTTCACCTTCTACGTGAACAACGGGACGTGGACCGAACAGATCGCCGTCGGCAGCACCGACCTGCATTGGCTCAATCTCGCGCGCAACGGTGTCGGTGGGCCATCCGGGGCCATCGAATTGAACCGCGTGGTCTATTACGACAACCGCGTTAAGCCGATCACGTTCGAGTGCCGCATCCGAATGATCGCGGACGGATCGTTTTGGTTCGGCCTTGGCCCGGGCGGCGCGATATTAGCGGCGCGTCCATCCAATGGAATCTTGCTTGAGAGCGATCCCGGCGACACGGCCAATTGGCGGTTCGTCTCCATCAACGGCGGAAGCGCCACGCAGGGAAGCAACTTCGCCAAAGTCACCGACGATACTTGGTTCAAGCTCACGATCTTCTGGGATGCCGCCGGCGCTTCGTGCAAAATCAACGACATCGAGAAGGAACTGCTCACGACGAACCTGCCGACGGCGAAGCAGCTCCTGTCCAGCCTCTCGTACACGTTGAGCAATGCGTCAGCCAACGTCTTCCGCGTTGACAAGTGGAAGCTCTCCCTCGGCGGCCCGCTGGCGGACGCGGCATGACGCAACCTCTGACTCAGCAGCGGCAGCGCGAACTCCTCGGTGCGGCCGTGTCCTATTCATCCGGGATCGGCGTGATGACTCCACCAGAGATCGACTCGCATATTCAGGATGTTGGCCTGCACCGTCGCGTGTTCACCAAGTCAGTGACCATTGCTTCACCTACGGCATCCGAGCGGATCATGCTGTTCCGCACCGACAAGGAGCTGACGCTCGGTTCGGTCGTCTCAATCGTGCGCGGGTCGGCCTCACCATCCGTGACGTGGAACGTCAAGTTTGCGCTTGACCTGACTGGCCTGGAGCAGGCGGCCTTCACCGGGGCTGGCAACCAGACCACCACTAGCACAACGACTGGAGACACCGATGTACCGGACACCAACCCGATCCCGGAGGGCGCTTGGATCTGGCTGATCACGTCGGACATGAGCGGGACCGTGGACGAGTTCACGGTAACGCTGTATCTACAAGAGACCGGAGTCTCGGCTGATGGTCCCAGTGTCGTCTATGGTGAAACGAACACCGCCTCGAACGTCGGTGCTGGCGGCGTTGGTGTATTCAAGGACAAGTCCGGCCCGGACCTGCGCTTCAAGAACATCAACGCAGGATCTGCCGCTGTCAGCGTCGCCGACGATACGGCCAACAATGAGATCGATATCGACGTAGTGTTCGGCACGACTGCCGGGACCGTGGCCGAAGGGGATCACACGCACGCAGGCGGAGGCGGCGATGTCACCGGAGACGATGTCTCAACAACGGCCCAAAACATCATTGCCTATTCCGACGCGGGCGGAAAGAACATCACAGAACTGACCGGCACGCAGGGAGACATCCTCTATCACAACGGGACGATCTGGTCGAAGCTCACGGCGGGGACGAGCGGGTACGTTTTGACGGCGCAAGGTGCAGGCGCGAACCCTGGATGGTCGCCTCCAGCCGTCATTGAATCGGTCAAGGTCGGCGGTGTTTACATCACCGAGACAGCATACACGGCCGGGGATCTCGCGGCGGCTCTAGGCTATGGAACATGGGCGGCTTACGGCGCTGGCCGGGCGCTCATCGGTCTGGACTCCGGGGACACAGACTTCGATGTCGCTGGAGAAACCGGCGGCGCGAAGACGGCCGCCTCGAGCGCGCAGACCTTCGCGGGCGACGCGCTCGGCACTCACCAGCACGCGGCGGTATCGGCGGGCACCCCGGCAGGGAGCAACGCGGCGGAGTCGGCGCATACGCATTCGGTCACGGCGGCCGGGAGCAACGCGGCAGAGGCGGCGCACACCCACAGCGTCACCAGCAACGTCACCGTAAACGATCACGGCTCGCACACACACACCTATACAGATGTCCCGAATCACGTCCACGTGCAGAACGTGCCCAGCTCTGCGTCCGGCGGAGCCCTGCTGACTCAGATCGACACCAACGCGAGCGGCAACGCGGCCAGCGGAACCTCAACAGCCAACCCGACGGGCGGGGTTGCGACCGGCACGACGGCGGGTCCGGGCGCGACGCTGACACACACGGCGAACAATCCGGCCGTGACATCGGCCGCAGGAAGCAGCCACAACCACGCCTTCACTGGATCGGGGGTAACGTCCGCTGCTGGCTCATCGCACAATCACGCCTTCACCGGCGACGCCCTAGGGACGCACCAGCACGCGGCCATCACCGCCGGGACGCCATCCGGGACGAATACCCCAGGCGCGGCGACATCTATCGTCCAGCCGTACATCGTCTGCTACTTCTGGAAGAGGACCGCATGAAACGAGTCATCGCCTTCAGTGCGCTCACAACGCTGATCCTCCTGGTGGCCGCGTCCGTAGCCGTTCCGCAGGTCAACGCGCTCACGAAGGCCATGCTCCAGAACGCTGCCTTCTTCCTCAACGCTCTTGGCGACTGGCACGTCGCGGGCAAGTTCTCGGTGCCGCACTCGACGACCCCGCCGTCCGGGGACTGCTCCTCCGATGCGAACACGGTGGGCCGCGTGTACCAGGACACCGACGCCACCAGCGGACAGCAGTGGTACGTCTGCGAGGGCGCGGCGGGGTGGAAGCAGCAGGGCGGCCCCGACCTCAGCGGCCTCTACTTCGGCGACGGCAGCGACGGCGACGTGGC